AAAATAAAAAGGTGGGCGGTAAATAATACCGCCCAGTGAAAAAAGAAAAATATGAAATGACAGCATTACACTATGCTTCGCCATCAACTTCAGCCCAGTAGTTCTTGCTTGATACACCAAGCAGACTACCGATAAATGTGGCAACTAATGCCAAACTGCCTGCGATCTGCTCGCCATATTCAGTGAAGCCCCATAACTGATTTAAGCCCACGAATAAGGCAATAAAGGCAGGCAAGCCGATTTGACACAGCCATTTTAAGCGGTCATACCACAGATTTGATAATTTCATTTTATATGCCCCTTTCTTGCCGATATTCAATATATGCCTTGCGCCTTTGTTCTTCGGTCAGCGTGAAGGCATTGTTATGAATATAGGCATTGTATATTGTTTTTTCATACTGGTGTTTGGCATCTAGCCTATCGGCCACTGGTCGCAATTGCTTTAGATGGTCAATAGTGATGCCCAAATATTCTGCCACTTCTGGTACTAAAAACTTGCCCAGTTCCATTGGCAATTTGCTACGCAACGTATACTGCACGAACTCATCGGCTGACATCTTGCGCCATTTGAAAAGGCACATTGTTTTGTCGGCTTTGCGAAATTGCAAAACGTTCTTGTACAACTTCGGCTGTTCTTCGAACTCGACATAATCAACATCGCCTGCTTTGAAGTCAGCATATCTGTCAAAAAAGTATGATGAACCTACCCTAAACCGCAGTTTCTTGTCTGCCAGTTGCGTAGTAAATCTGTTCATAAGATGTTCTTCTTGTAGGTGTTAGTGTCTTGTTCGTAACACCAGTGCATACTTTTGCGTACTGTACATAACTAGATGTGCTACCGCCAGTGGTGTTGAAGTCCACTCTTGATACATTATCTTCAACAGTGTTGTATCGGTAATAATTTGTGAATGTTAGGTTCATACAGCCCTTGCCTATCTTGTTGTAGGTGAAGTAATTGCCAGTAGTGATGTAGCTCGTATTAATATCAATACTATTAGAGAAACACCACTGCCCAAAAGTAATGTTACGGCAAGACCCCAACAACATCATTCCACTGCTATATACGCCAAAGTTAATGGCAGTACAAACACGCCCACAAGTACAAGTATCAGTGCCTTGCCCCATTATCGAACTACAACCAGTGCCAAATATGCACTGTGATGCACCGGTGAATGTCATATAACAACAGCGTTTATCAAATGCGTTTAACGCAAAGTTAGTACCGCATATATCATAGGAAAAATCTAGTGCGTTGTTATCGGCACTGCCTAAAATGGTAATGTCATAGCAGTTGTAACCTAATTTATTGCGGTTGGCATTTTGCAACACAATGTTGTTGATGCCCTTTATGTTCTTTCCCTTTGGTGATAGATAAACATAAGGCTGTATTGTGTTGTAGGTACACTCGCCAAATAATGAACCATCGCCAGTACCTGCTATGTCTGCAAATGTGTACCAATACTTGTAGTTGTTGTTTCGTGTCAAGGCATAATAACCATCTTGGTATAGATACAAGTTGCGTAAACTATTCAACACTGTATTGCTTACTGTCGATACTTGGTATCGCCTAAACATTGCGTTTTTAAAGTCATAAGGTGCTTCGTTGCCGAACTCGTCTTTAAGGTAGTAGATTACCCCCTTGCCGTCAGTTTCTGCCCAGTCAAACAGTTCCTTGTCATTGTCCAAGCAATATTTCAGTTCCCAAGCGTTCATATTGACTGGCACTGTTTTGGTGGTAGGTATTGGTGATACTATCAGTTCGCCATCTTCGACAACAAGCGGTGTCAGCGCATATTGTTGCATAAACACCCACTCGCTATCTTGCCGTTCATACTTCGCCCACATATCGTATTCATCGCCATCTAGTTCATACGTGCCTTCATAAAAGAAAGTATCGTCATAATCTGGGTCATCGGTGTCATATTCGTTTGTATCAGTCTTGTACAGCACTGGCACTTCTTCGTCAGTATCTGGGTGGCGCATAACACCGCTATCGCAGAACTGGTCAGCACTATGTAAATCGTCTTGGTGATCCATTGGTTCATCGCCATAACTTTCGCCATAATCATCAACATAAAGCGTGTAAAGCCACTCTATACCACCTTCAGTAACTTCACGTTCAAAGTAGTGTTCACCTTCGTGCCTGCAGGCATAACCGCTTTCGCTTAACATACTTTCACTGATGGCTAACAGCACTATGTCGAATTGGTGGTTGCCACTTTGTATGCCCAACTTGGTGGTTATAAAGTTGTAATCTGTAATGCGGTAATATGCGCCTTTGACCAGTTCGGCATTATCTCGCAGTTCCACCAAGTCTGCCCAAGTAGTTTCAATTAGGCCACCGCCACCGCCACCGCCACTGATTAAATCATCAACTTCTTCACGTGTGTAATAGTTATCGTCTATATAGTCCATCGTGTAGTAGTTGTCGATAATGATGTTATCGCTTGGGTAGTTGTGCCAATTGCCCCACACAATGTTGCTACCATTGCGTGTGCCGAACCTTATGTGTATGTAATCATCAGCATTGGTTACATACTCTTGATATAACCGATAACCACCGCTTAAACCACTGACATAGCGATAATCGTATGTTAGGTAATACACATTTCTGCCGTTGTTGTTTACGATCTTGTAATCACCTACTGCTTTATTCAAATTAAAGCTATTGAAATAAGTCAATATGTTAGAGTAGTTAACAGTTTCTTCGATGTAATGGCTGTGGTTCTTATAAGCGAACACATTGTAGGCATTGTTAGCGTTCATCAAACTGTCCCAGTCAGTGTATTCCCAACTTTCGCCATCATACAAGCCACTGCGTATGTTGCGGTATGTGCTATCATCACCGCTACACCAGTATTCTTGATAAACTGTATCGCCTGCACGTTCAACTATGATGTAATAATCAAAGTTGTCTTCAATTTCGTGTGCCTTGTAAAAGCCGTCATTTACCAAGCCAATACTGTCAAGGTAAATGCCAATTTCCCAGTCATAATCTTCAAACGAAAAACTGCCTAAATCGTGAACATAAGTGTCTTGCTTGCCGTTTAATGCTTCCTGCAGGTCTTCTTGGTCTTCGATGTCGCCAGTGATCTGCCCCCATACCGCATTTACTCTACCGCTTTGGTATTTCATACCAACAGACATTGGCACTGGCTTGTTATCGCCTGCGCCAAATGATGCAGATGCGTTGCTGTCTACCACCATACTAACAGAATTGGTGCTTACTTCCATTTTCTGCGCCTGCTCGGTTGCAACTGTCAGTTCTGCATCTATTGGGTTTTTATTGACTATCACGGCAATACTTCTTCAAGTAAGTTTTCATTTATGGCAATTCTAGCAATGTTGGTGCAGGCTCTTTTGCCATTGTCAAATGTCCAGTTTATCTGTATTTCGGCCGTGCCTATCGGCAGTGCAAGTGTCTGTGCCTGCGTTAAAAACACATCAACTTCACGTTCCATCACATCAAGTGCATCGCCAGTATAGGTTTCACTGCCATTGCGTGTGCGAATAGTTACATAGACATTATCGGCTTGGGTAAGGTCTACGCTTTCGTCAGTAATCTTTAGTTCAAATGTTGGTGTTGTACCCCTATACATTAGCTTTCACCGCCTTCGTTCATCGGCCACATTTCACGCTTATACACGTTGCCGTTGCCGTCAATAATCATACACATTGTTGATGTACGGCTTTCGTGCCTATAAGCCAGTTCACTATGAAATGCAGATAGTGCATCATCATAATCAGCCTTTTCGTATATGGCCTGCGTGTTGCCGTTCTGTACCATAACTAAATAGTATTTCATCAGTTCACCTTCTTCAGTGCATCTTCAGCATAGTAGCCAGTGGTGATGCCTAACCTGCTACCAATGCGGTATGGGTAAGGTTCGCCTTCGTAATATGCCAATACGTAACGTTTCCAACCGATGCCGTAACTGGTTCTGCCCTTGCCGTCTTTTCTTGCATTGCCAGTGGCAATAATCTGCACTTTGTCGCCCTTCTTGAACTTCGGTTCAACTGGTGCAGGTGCAGGGTCTTTGCCGAAGCCGTTGAAGCCGTTTTCGGTGATGATCTTGGCATAGTCATTGTAGGCAATGTTGCCGTCAATGCTCTTGCCCTTGATCTTAACACTGCCATACTGCCAAATGCCGAAGTCTACACCTGCGGTCTTTGCTGTCGGTTCGGTGTCAGTCCACCAAGCAAGCCAATGCAGGTAAGGTTTCAGCTTCTCTTTTCCAAGTTTGCTGAACCAATACTTGCTTGCATATACACCAACAAAGTAGCCTAACTGTTCCAATGTTTCGCAGAAAGCAACGATGGCATCGGTAGTGCCTGCCCAAGTCTTGCTTTGCCAATGCGTATCTTCACAGTCGATAAAAATAGGCATTTCGAACTGCTTGCCTTTCAAGCAATGTTCGTACATATAAATGGCTTCGTCTTTACCTTTCTCTGCATTGTTGGCTGTGCTGAACCAATAAGCACCTACTGGCATACCGCAAGCCTTTGCCTGCGCATAAAAGTTTTCATACTGTGCATCAACTTCTTTGGTTGTGCCTTTACCGCCCCAACCAGTATAGCCTGCACGAATAATTACGAACTTCTGCCCTGCTTCCTTGTAGTCGACAATGCTTTGCCCACGCTGAAATGTTGATACATCTACACCTTTAATTTTCATATCTTAACCACTCCGTTTTTCTAACGCAGATACACGTGCCTTTAGGTCAACGATCTCAAGACCATAGTTATTGTGTGCTTCCACCTTCTTGGAAAGTGTGCCGATTTCTTCCTTGATCTGTCTAATCTGTTCACCTTGTATAGCATCGCTGTTGCGTGATGTCCATATTGTAGTAATTACGCTGAATAGGCCACTGACCAATACCGCCATAATCGTGTCGTCCATACTTAACCCCCTAAATAATGTAAGTAAACGAAAGCCAAACACCGCTTGTTGCTGTAACGGCTGATGCCGAAGCATTACGTGCGATAATTGTGCCATCGTCTTTTACAACGGCACTTATTGCGTGGCTTTGATAATAACCCGATGCCGTTGCAAACGCAAGCGGTATATAGTCGCTTGCAATTGTGCCTTCGAACAAGTTTGCACCACTTGCGGTGCTACTTGTTTTGGTTAACAGTAAGTAAAGGTACACCACGTTGTTAACCTTGCACAAATACTGGTCTGTAATCGTTGCGCCAGTTGTTCGGCTGACCGCAGTTGTGCTTGTTGTTTTCGTTGTAATGCCATTTATTGCTGTTGCTATTGCTTGGTTTTCAACTGCGTTGGTGCTTGTGGTGTCTAGTGCAGTGTCAATTGTACCGCCACCTTGTGCAAGCACCCACTCTGCCGTTGTCAGTTCTTTGCCGTTGGCCGAATTAGCAGGTGTTATGCCATAACCAACTCTGCCCAATTTAACCTTGTCGGCTTCCAGTATTGCCCCTGCAAGCGAAACACCAAGATGTTGTGCCGTGCCGTCATCGTAGAACCTAGCAGGCAGGTATGCAGGCTGTACTGTGTAGATCACAGTAGTGCTTGCTACTTTATCGGTTGCCACTACTGTGAACTGCATTGTATTTTCTTCTGCAAGTGCGATGTGGTCGCCACTGTTATGTGTGTTGCCGTTGTTGTCGGTGCATACTGTTGTTTGTATTGTGTTTTGGCCATCAATGCTTACACCAACTGCCGATGTGAATTGCACGTAAGCATACACACCGCTTGCATCTTCGGTGGTGCTTATGTTGTCGGTGGTTCGATATGCGTTGCCAGTGATTACTGGCGGTTTATAGCCGTATGCGTTGCCTGCGATCGTAACGCTTGTTGACTGCACACCCCTGCTGTCAACGGCATAAGCCGTGATGTTAAATGTGTAATCAGTCTGCGATGCAGGCAAGATGTTTGTAATACCAGTACCGCTTAAACCAACCACTGATGCAGTTTGCATAGTTCCTGCATCGATGCTGAAATATACAGTGGCACTTGTCGCACCATACGGCAATGTAACTGTGTAGTCTGTCTTGGCTGATGAATAGCCTGCGACAAGGTAGTTTGCTATCGGTGTGCTGTTAGGCACAATAGAACCAAGCGCAAGCGTTGGTTTGAATACTGTGCCATCAACAGATACTTGCACAGTCTTGGTTGTAGTGCCGATTAGCGTGGCCATACTGCTATCGCTATAAGTATTCAGTGTAAACCGCAGGTTCTTTGTCTGTGCTGTTGTTAAAGCTGATAACAAGGCCGAAAAGCCAATTGTTAAGTTTTCGGTGCTTTCGTTAATTCTGTGTGCCGTTCCCCAAACAGTCTGTGTGTGGCCGTCAAGTTCCCAACTCAACGTGTGCCAATAGTCAGCGTAACTGGTAACCGAATAATCGAAAGTATCGGTGGTATTATCTAACAGTACCGAACTTGCGCAACTGATTTGGCTACCACGTGGTATAGCAGGCACTTGTATCTCTACTGTATTGCTTGCAAATGATGCAGGGTAGTAGGCAGTAGTTGAACCGCTACCTGCAAACCAATTGAAGCGAACTGTCATTGATGCCGTGCCATCGTTGTTGTGGTCAATGACAAGCGTTTTTTCGGCTATAAGTATGTGGGTCGCTTTACGTACAAACCGCCTAAAATAGCCATCATCAATGTAGTAATCACCGCTTGCACTTCCTGCGGTAATGTCGCTTTGATATGCGATGCCATCGGCAGTGATAGAACTTGTCGGTGCATATACCTTGGCAGTTTCCCATCGTAGCGTATTGCTTACAGTCGAAGGGTAAAAGTACAATGACAGTTTGTTGGTAGTTCGGTTGTTCGCAATATCACGGCCTATTTGATCTGCTACAAGGTAGTAGTTGAACTTGTTGCTATCGTTCGAACACCCCTTTGTATATGTAGGTGATGTGTAAAAAACTGCCATATCTATGCCTTCCTTCTTGTGATGCTCAAAACGTTGCCGTCATCACTGACTACAAACCGCCACTGCTTATCTATATCTGTTGGGTCGCCTAGTGCAAGTGATTTACCGCCAAGTCCTACATCTGCATCAACCCAAGCCTTCTTTTCATCGTTGCCATTGATGAAATCTAACGATGTGTTGGTAAACTGACCACGAATATCGCTATCATTTTTGCCGATCGTGATGCCGTTAATGTCCATCGTGATATAGGTTTGCAGTTGCTGATTATAAGCATTGGCATTATCTGCACTGCTCTGCGCCTGCGTAATGCCTAGCGTTAAACTGTCGGCTGTCTGCTCTAGTTGTGTCTGCGTAACGTATTCGTTCAACGCATCGTCAAGTTCGCTTTGGCTTACCTTTTGGGTAATTGCGTTAGCGTTCTGCGTGATCTGCGTGGTGTGTTGCTCTACTGTGTCGGCCAGTCCTTCTAGTGAATTGACAGTGCTTTGTATTTCGCCTAGTTCGGTGTCAATGGTAGTAATAACACTTACTACCTTGTTAGTGGTGTTGACCACACTTGCAAAGTCATTGATCGCAGATGCAAGTGTTTTGCCTAATTCACTTTTAAAAGCACCAAGTTCAATTTCGATGTACCTTTCTGTAAGGCCATCAAACTTGGTGCGTATTACCTTTGTTGTGGTGTCTACCTTTAATGGTGGGTAGTATATGCGCACTGTATCGGCAAGGTTGACTGCTTCCAAATTGGCTATGCCCTTGTATTCCTGCGTGTCCGCTAGATCAACAAAACTAATGGTTAAGTTTTCACTTGGCAGGCCAACAGCCTGCTGTTCAACCTTTTGTAGTGCGTAGTTGTTCAATTCTGCAGGTGTAGGTTCTTGTTCAAAGTCGCCACTTGCATCAATTGTGGCCGTTCTAACGAAGTTATACAGTGGTTCATACGAACTGTGTTGTATATCGCCATATACGCAAATGGTGTTGTCTGCGTTTGTCCAGTAGGCAACGGCTGATGTAAAAAGATTATCGTTGCTAATTTCCTGCAAGATGTCGGTTAGGTTCTTGCCGTATCTAATCGACACACCATTGTCTGCACCCCTATTTAGCGTGATAAAAGTGTTAAAATTGTCAAACTCATATTCAACACCATTGCTACCGCTAAATGTCTGCAACACACTGTTTTCGCTACCGCCCAAACAAGCACGCATTGATTTCAGTAACGTTTGGTTGTAACTGCTTGTTTCATTGGTCAAGTCGGTGGTAAACGTGAAGTTATTGCTTACCATTGCGTTGTTCATCAGTCCTGCGATGGTGGCAGTAATGCCAGTGGCCGTAAATGGTTCAACTGGTATATACCCCATATCATAACTGATGTGGTTTGCTTCTATTGTGATTATTTGATTTAACGGCTTGCTTACCTTTGTTATTCGGTAAGCCTGCTTGTTCTGCTTCTTGTTCGGCTTGCACACGATGATATTACCCTGCACGATTTGGTCGGCAAACTGGCCGTTAGCAAGGTACTGCACTGTGATTTCATTTATGCCGTTCAGTTCTTCTTCGGCAGTAAGGCTGACAACATCAGCCAACCTGCCGATGCCATTGGTGTTAAACGTTGTGGCATTACTAGCAAATAATACTGGTATCATAACCGCCACCAATTCGGTGTGATCTCAACCTGCGTAAAGCCAGTATAGGTTATTGTATTCGCACCGCTTTCTAGCATTGGGAAATCGTCAATTACAACATTGCCATTGCAATTGGTTGTGCCTTTGTAACAATTCATTTGTTCGCAGTCGATGTCAGTATAGCCATCTGCCGTTGTAACAGTAACTTCGTAGTTGCCAATTTGAGCCGTTCCAGTGCCGTATAATCGAAGTAAAGGCTTGGCAGGGTAATTGGTAGGGTTGGTTATTGTATCGCCATTAGACACGCTTATTGCGCTTGTGCCACTGTTTAGAAACAACTGCGGTTTGCAGTCGAAGACCACATTAGCCGAACCAGTACGGCATAATGCGTTTACTACGTATTCTACATCGCCCACAAATCGTGCTTGGCGGTAGTAACTAGGTTGGTATGTATCGGTTAAGGTATGATAGCCAACACTTGCCAGTAGCCAGTCGGCAATTGCCCTTGTTTTGTTTATGAAGTCGGTGGTGATGCCAATGGTATAGATTACCTGCACGTTATTATATCTATTATTGAACAGTGTCAGTTCGCCATTGCGCCCTGCTACCGCTACGCTTTCGTAGTCTGGTGCAGGTGCATTGAATACCTGCACGTTATCTACGATTAAGCCCCAATTATTCGATGATGTGCCGTTGTATGTAAAACTATTCATTATGCCCACACCTTCCTTTGTGCGTTGATCTGTGCGTTCAGTTTGTCGATGGTATACTGTGCCAGTTGCTCTGCGTTCATATTTGCGCCTGCATTGATGGTCATATTGACAACCATACCCTGCTGACCAACAGCATTTTTAATCATACGCATTAAGTTGTTCTGGCCAACGATTATTTCGTTGCCAACTTCACCGCCACCCATCAACTGCCCTTGGTTATTCATACCGAAGATAGTAGGCTGTTTCAGCACCATACCTTCCATACCTTTGGCATACCAGTCAATTGCCAGTCTTGGTATACTGCCCTTCAGTAAGTCGCCAATTTTCCAACCCTTTGGGCTGATGCTGAAATGTGGCAGTTTAAGTTTCGGCCACTCAAACTTGAGATTAGCGAACCAGTTAACGATAGTTTCTACTATCGGCTTAACTGCGTTATATACTTTGGTGGCCACTGTAATGACACTTTCGAATACGCTGATAACGAACCTTAATGCCTTGCCGATGGTATTACCGACAGCCTGCCAGTCTACGCTTTTGGCCAAGTCCATCAGTATTGTTGTCAGTTCTTCCACTACTGGTGCCATTGCTACACCGATTTGGTTGGTCAGTATTGTGCCAACTTGATTAAGTCTTTGAAAAGCATCATCAACATTGCCCAGTGCATTTAGTGCTTCGCCATCAAGCACTGCACCCATATCTTGTGCTTCTTGTCTGTACTGGTCTAAACCTTCAGCACCCACTGCAATTAGTGGGTTCAGTTCCATTGCTGATTTGCCGAAGATGTCCATTGCTAAAGCATTGCGTTCGGTTTCGTTTTCAACCTGCCCCAATGCACTTATTACTTCATCGAATACTTGGTTGCTATCACGCAAATCGCCATTGGCATCGGTAACAGACACACCTAATGCGTTAAACGCTTCGGTCTGCGCCCTGCTACCATCTTGTGCCGAAGCCATATTGCGTGTAAGTTTGGCTAAACTGCTAGTGATCGTAGACACGTCAGTGTCTACCAGTTCGGCCATATAACTGTATTCTTGCAACGCATCGGTAGATAAGCCAGTTTGTGTGGCCAGTACCATTATGTTGTCGGCATAAGCACTGCTATTCTTGGCAATGTTGACAAGTTCCTTGCCTACCTGCATCAGTGCTTGGCCAAGTGCTTTAATACCACCAACTATTGCATCGCCTGCAAGTTTGGCTTTCAGCATATCGCCAAAACTGCCTGCATTGTCGCCTGCTTCTTTGATCG